GAAGAGAAGTACAGCAAATGATTGGTCAGATTATAGGAGCAGTAGGAGGTTTAGCCTCTTCTTACCTAGACGGTAAGGTAGCAGTACAGAAAGCTAATGCTGAGATCCGTGTTAAGCAAGCCACTGGTGAGCTTGACTGGGACATTGCTGCAATGAACAGCACCCAGAACTCCTGGAAAGACGAGTGGATAACTCTACTCTTCTCTATTCCCCTTATTCTAGCCTTCTGCGGGGAATGGGGTAATGGAATTGTACAGGCTGGTTTCACAGCACTGGAAACAATGCCGACATGGTACCAATATTCGTTAGGTGGTATTGTTAGTGCCAGCATAGGTATGAGATCAGTATCTAAATTCTTTACAGGGAAGAAGTAATATGAGAGCACCAAGAAAAATGGTAGGGCCACGACAGGCATCTGATAACTCTAATGTAGGCAATAAACCTAAATCAGCACCTAAAAGGTCTGCACCCAAACCTGCTGGTCAAATGCCTACTAGGTCAGTGGGAAAACCTGTAGGAACACGTGTAAGTCGTTCTCCAACAAAGAGATCAAAACCAGCTGCACTTAAGGCTGGAAGAACAATGGATTCTAGAGGAAACATTTCGAGTGCACCTACTCGCAAAGTACGTTCTGCTTCTTCAGAACAAAATTCAAGAAATGCTGCTATGGCAAGATCAAGAAATGCTGCTCGAACACCACCGCCAACACCTACACGTGCTCCTTCTAGACCAGCTGCTTCCAGACCTACACAACCTACTACATCCAGTAGACGTTCACCAGCCCCAAGACCCACAGCAGCACGTAGACGTAATCCGATGAAGTCTACAACCTACCGTTCACTGGCAGACCGTAGATCAGCAATGACAAGAGGACGTAGAAGGTAATGACCTTTAAACTATCAAATCGTAGCCTATCTAAGATGGAAGGTGTAGACGAAAGCCTAGTGGCTGTAGTCAAACGAGCCATCGAGCTTACCAGAGTAGACTTTGGAGTAATCTACGGTTTGAGAACAGTAGAGGAACAAGAAAAACTTGTAGCTGCTGGTAAATCCCAGACTATGAAGTCCAAACATCTGGAAGGTAGAGCCGTAGACCTCATGGCCTATGTAGATGGTAAGGGTGTATGGGAACTAAATGTCTATGATGATCTCTGTGATGCAATGAAAGAGGCAGCACGGGAGCTTGGTGTAGCAATCAAGTGGGGTGCAGCTTGGTCAGAGGGTGATATTCGTACTTATGAGGGAACTGCTGAAGATGCAATGATGGCCTACGTAGATTTACGTAGAAGTCAGGGGCGTAGACCCTTCATTGATGGCCCACATTTTGAGTTGATGTAGACCATGTACGAAATGATTGATATAGTAATGCAGTGGCTGGTGGCTCCGATCATTGCAGCAGTCTGGATGCTCTATAATAAGGCAAATAAGAACGAGAGAGACATTGCTGTGCTTAAGGCTAGGCATGATGCTAGTGCTATTCACCACGACAGAGAAATGAAAGAGATGAGAGATACCATTAAGGCTATCTTTAATAAACTGGACAGTATAGAACAATCGTTGCGAGGCAAGTAATGGAAAACGTAAAGCTTCCTATAGCTCTTGTTGCAGCTATGGCTGTTCAGCTTGCAGGTGGTGTCTGGTGGGTTTCTCAACAGGCAGCTACTATTGCCAGCTTAGAGGAAACTGTAAGTCAGCTAGGCTCACGTATGGCTATTGAGGATAACATTAACCTTAAGCGTGATGTTGAGGGTAACGGTATTGAGATACAGTACGTGTGGAGTGACATAGAAGAGTTATGGGATGAACTTGCTTCTATGACCCTGGTTATCGGTGAGATCAACAAGATTAAACAACGTGTAGCCGTTATGGAGAGTGAGTTACGTTATATTAACCGTGACCACAGAGACATGACAAAGTAAGATGATTGATCCATTTACAGCTATGGCGGCTGCTACTACAGCCTATAACGGGATCAAGAAAGCTGTATCCGTAGGTCGTGAGATTAGTGCTATGACTGGAGCAGTGTCTCAATGGTCTAAGGCTGTAAGTGACCTAGACTTCTTGGAGGACAAAGCTAAAAACCCTCCTATGTACAAGATGTTTAGTGATAACCAGTCTAATGCATTGGAAATATGGTCACAAAAACAAAAACTTAAAGAGATGCGGGAAGAGCTTAAGTCTCACATCTCTTGGACGTATGGCCCTAGTGCTTGGGAAGAGATAGTACGAATAGAAGCAAAGCAACGTAAAGAACAACGTGAGCTAGTCTACAAGAAACAAGAGTTCATAGATAACTGCATTAACTGGGCTGTAGGTATTTCAGTACTACTAGCAGGTGCAGGTGCTTTAATAATAGGTATGTACTTCTTAGGTGTTAAACAAGGAAAATGGTAAATGCCTAGAGATTATAAAAGAGAACGTGCATTACAACTAAAGTCCACTAAGTCTAACTTAGCAGCTAATGCTTCTCGTAAGGCGGCTAGACGTAGCCTAGAGAAGGTTGGTAAAGTTAAAAAGGGTGATGGCAAAGACGTTGACCACAAGAATCGCAATCCTCGTAATAATGCTAAGTCTAACCTTCGTGTACAACCTGCAAGCACAAATAGAAGTTTCCCTCGTAACAAGAAAGCTGGAAAGAAATAAGAATGGCTATCGAACACAGAGGTGAGAAGTTTGCAGGTTACAACAAGCCTAAACGTACATCCAGTCACCCTAAGAAGTCCCACGCAGTACTCGCTAAAGAAGGTGACACCGTTAAGCTCATCCGGTTTGGTGAACAAGGAGCCTCAACGGCAGGTAAGCCCAAGGCTGGTGAATCTGATCGCATGAAGAAGAAACGTGCAAGCTTCAAGGCTAGGCACGGTAAGAACATTAAGAAGGGTAAGCTTTCTGCTGCCTATTGGGCCAACAAAGTAAAGTGGTGATATAATGCCAGTAGAGAAGGTAAAAGATCCTAAGACAGGAAAACAGAAGTTCCGTTGGGGCAAAACTGGGAAACTGTATACAAGACGTATTGATGCTGTTAAACAAGGTGAAGCTATCCAAGCTAAGAAGAGCAGCACGGGTATGGCTAAGGGTGGCACTGTTAATGCAGCAGGTAACTACACTAAACCAACAATGCGTAAGAACCTTGTAGCCACTGTTAAGGCAGGATCTAAGGGTGGTAGACCTGGGCAGTGGTCAGCACGTAAAGCTCAGATGGTAGCAAAACAATACAAAGCCAAAGGCGGAGGATATAAGTCATGATGGGTTACTTGAAAAGATTAGCTAAAGCTATTATTAATCGTAGATGTAAATGTGGTTGTGATTGCTGTTAAATGGCCTTGTCTAAGTCTCAAAAAAGCTTGAAGAACTGGGGTAAAGAGAAGTGGGGTACCAAGTCAGGTAAACCCTCTACCCAAGGTGCAAAAGCTACTGGGGAAAGGTATCTCCCTAAGAAAGCTAGGGCTGCTCTATCACCAGCAGAATATGCAGCTACAAGTGCAGCAAAACGTAAAGGCACTAAAGCAGGTAAGCAGTTTGTTGCACAGCCCAAGAAGATTGCGAGTAAGACAGCTAAGTATAGGACTAAAAAATGATGAGCATTGGCTTAATGGTTGGGGAAGTACCTGAGGTAGACCCAAAGAACAAAGAACGTGCTGAGAAGTACTGGATGTACGGTGCAACCGCCAAAGAGCTTGCAGAAGCATGGGATAAGCCTGTTAAGGTAGCTGAGCTTAAGACCTGTGGCAATTGTGAGTATTTTGATAATCGTGCTCGTACTCTTAAATCTTTAAAGGCGAAGGCTGGGCTGGGTGCTTGCACTAAGTTCAATTTTTTATGTAGTCAAGAAAAGTCCTGCCAAGCTTGGGATACAACAGATATTGAGATTAAAGAAGAGGATTAAGCCATGATGACTAAGAAACCAATGAATGCGGGTATGAAAGCCCTTAAGAAAGCAGCACCTAAAGTAGCTAAGAAAATGGGCTACAAAAAAGGTGGTATGGCTAAAACAGGTTATAACAAAGGCGGCATGGCAAAATGTGGCGCATCATATAAGGGTTAAATACAATGCCAGCACCAGTAGTAGTTATGCTCGGAGCAGCAGCTTTTCGGGTAGTATCAAAAAAGGTACTTGATGTCTTAGTTAAGAGAGGGGCTAAAAAGCTTACTAAGAAACAAGTTGATAAGCTTAAAAGCCCTCCTAAAAATGTTACAGCTAGTAATGTAGCAAATGTTTTAAAACAGACAAGGGTTGCTAAACCACCAAATCCAAAACCTCCTTCAGGCGGTTCAAAACCACCAGCAGCAAGAGCTAACAATGCTCCTGTAGCCTCAAGAACTGCACCCAAGCCTCCAGCAAGTTCAAGTTCTGGTTCTAAGCCCAGAGTTCCTTCCACAACAGCAAGAACAAGACCTAATACAAGTGTAAGTAAGCCTAGGGCTCCTAGTTCAGGTAGTAAGAGTTCTGGTCCTAAACGTCCTATGAAGGACATCACACCTAACAAGAATGCCCCTGGCCGTCCAAGTGGTGATCGTATTGTCGGTATGAACCCTAATGCTATGCGAGGCCCAAGTCTAAAACTTGGTACTCTCGATACAGCTACACCTGAGGTAGTGGTTGCTCCTTCTGATGATAAGAAACCAGCAGTTAAGAAGCCACCATTGAAGAAGACTACAAAGAAAGAAAGTGATGCAAACAAGAAGGCAGCAGAGACTAAGAAGAATGCTCCTACTAAGACTGCACCTAAAAAGTCACTTAGACCTAGGCAACGTCCTGCTGCAGGACCAGCTACTGACGAGTCATTCGGTAAAGCTTTTGCTAGAAACCGTAAGTCTGGTAATGCTACCTTTAAGTGGAAAGATAAGAAGTATACTACTCGTTTCAAAGAAGAGTCGATTGCAGAGCACAAGAAGAAGTTTGGTGTAAAGGGTAAGTACTAATCATGTTTAAACTTGAAGGTGACAGAGTTCTCAGCCCTCGTGGCGATGTCCTTGCAGAGAAGATCTATGGGGAGTGGCAAACTAAAGATGCTGCTGTCCTAGACTTCTTGGCGGGTGAGGATAAGCCAAAGAAGAAAACAAAGCCTAAGGCTAAGGCTACTCCTGATCCTGTCCTTGAAAGAGCACGGGACGAGAATGGTCACTTCATTGCTGATGACCCAACTACTGAGGTTAATGAGGCTTGGGTAGTTAAGACTGCTAAGAAGGTAATGAAAAAGAAATGAGCTTAATTAATCAGGGCAAACCATCACGTATGCGTTCTGTGTATGGTCACAACAGTGGCACTGCTACAGAGGTTGTATATACATGCCCTGCTAACTGTGTAGCTGAGGTTACATTCATCCACATAGTTAATGGCGGTGGAAGTACAAACTCTGTAGATGTAGAGTGGTATGTAGCAGCTGATGACTACACGTCTCACTTTCTGTCAGGCAAGAGTCTAGGTGCAGGCGATTACATTACTTTCACAAATATTGATCTAATACTACAGCCCGGTGACAAGATACAAAACGTTCCCGTTTCTCCTGGTCATATTGATACTATCCTTACTGTAACAGAGACCTTTGTTCCAGTAGGGTAACGGGGTTGCATTATTGTCTGTAGTATGATATAACTAAACTTATATAACTAGTCTCCGGTAGCTAAGCAAGCTACTTGTAAACCTAACGGAGACTAATATGTTTAAAGAATGGGCCAATGCCGCACTAAGATCAATTCAAGAAGGTCAACAAAGACGGGCAGATTTCTGGATTCTCCAGAATATGTCGAATAAAGAGTTACGTGATATAGGTATTTCACGTACTGAAATAAGGCGTACAGTTTATGGGAAGAACACTAACTGAGAAACAGCAAGCATTCTTGAATGTTCTGTTTGAAGAAGCTAAGGGTGATCCGGTAAAGGCTAAGAAGCTTGCGGGTTACTCTGATGCTGTGTCTTCAACAAGTGTTGTCAACTCTTTGACTGACGAGATTGCTGATCTGACCAAGAAGTTTATTGCTCAGTCATCTACAAAGGCTGCTTACACAATGTTTAGTGTAATGGCTGACCCTACTGATCTAGGTGTCAAAGAGAAGATGATGGCTGCTAAAGACATCTTGGACAGAGCAGGATTCACTAAGACAGAGAAGGTAGAGGTTAAGTCAGCAGAACCTCTCTTTATTCTACCTTCTAAGGACTCAGATGCCTAAGGTTAAGACTGCTAGGGCTTCTAAGAATACTTACCCAACTGACGTAGACTGGCAGGTACCACTCAGAGGAGAAAACGGTGAGTGGTATCCTATCATTCGGGTAGGAAGACATGTACCATTTGGATACAAACAAGACGAAGA